TGTAGAAAAATAAAATGCCATTAGCTAGGTATACATTTAAACCCGGCATAAACAAAGAAGGGACTTCATATAGCAATGAAGGTAATTGGTTTGATGCTGACAAAATAAGATTTCGTGCAGGTCGTCCTGAAAAAATAGGAGGATGGGTAAAGAAAAGTGTTAATAGTTTTTTAGGATCGGCAAGAAAACTACATCAATGGATTGGTTTAGACACAGATAAATTTATAGGTTTAGGTACACATATAAAATTATATTTACTTAAAGGTAATGCTTTTTATGACATTACACCTGTAAGAGCAACAACAACTAACGGAATTACATTTGCAGCTACAGATGGCAGTTCAACTATTACAGCTACTGATTCTGATCATAAAGCAAACAAAGGGGATTTTGTTACTATTGCTGGTGCAGCAAGTCTAGGTGGTCTAATAACAGCAGCTGTATTAAATCAAGAATATGAAATTGCATCAGTTACAAATGTAAACGTATATACATTTATTGCTAAAGATACATCAGGAGATACAGTAACTGCCAATAGTAGTGATACAGGTAATGGTGGTGCAGGAGTTGATGGTGCTTATCAAATCAATATAGGTTCTGATTTTTACACAAGTGGATTCGGTTTTGGTTCAGGTAACTGGGGTCAAAGTTCTTGGGGAGGTGGTATTAATAGTTTTTCTACACAACTTAGATTATGGACATTAGATAATTTTGGAGAAGATTTAGTTGCTAATCCAAGAGGTGGAAGTATTTATTATTGGGACAAAACAAATGGAGAAACTACAAGAGCAGTAGATTTTTCTACACTTACTAATGCATCTGATACACCTACAATAGCAAATCAAATAATTGTTTCAGAAATAGATAGGCATATTATTTGTATGGGATGTAATCCTATTGGAACTACAACACAAGACCCTATGCAGGTTAGATGGTCAGATCAAGAAAATGCTGCACAATGGACACCAAAGACTAATAATACTGCTGGAGGTTTAAGGCTTTCATCAGGTTCTGAAATTATAGGAGCAGTTAGAACAAGACAAGAAATACTTATATTTACAGATACTGCTTTATATTCTATGCAGTTTATTGGTCCTCCTTTTATATTTGGTATTAATTTAATAACAGAAGGTACAAGCACAGTATCACCACAATCATTTATAAATGCTAATAATGTGGTTTATTTTATGGATCAAGATAATTTCTATATATATTCAGGTTCAGTTCAATCTTTACCCTGTACAGTAAGAGCATATGTATTTGAAGATTTTAATTATGGACAAACATTTAAAGTATTTGCTACACGGAATGCACAGTTTAATGAAGTATCATGGTTTTATTGTTCAAGTACATCAGAAGAAATAGATAGATATGTTACTTATAACTATCTTGAGCAAACATGGTCAATAGGTACATTACCAAGAACATCATGGATAGATGCTGGAAGTGCTTCAAGTAACCCTTTAGCAGCAGGTTCTAGTGGTACATCATCAAATTTTTTATATGAACATGAAGTAGGTTCTAATGATGATGGTTCAGCAATGACAGCATTTGTAGAAAGCGCAGACTTTGATGCAGGTGATGGTGATCAATTTATGCACATTAAAAGATTAATACCTGATGTTTCTTTTATAGGTACAGATACAGAGCCTGAACTTACATATTCAATAAAGACTAGAGACTTTCCTTTAGGTAGTTTAAACACTGCAACAACTGCAACTGTAACTAGTACAACTGGTGTAGCTTATGTTAGAGCAAGAGCAAGACAGATGAGAGTTAGAATAGAAAGCACAGATGTAGATAATAGCTGGAGACTAGGAGATACAAGGTTTGACATTAAAGCGGATGGAAGAAGATGAGCGAAGCATTCAATGTAAACACTCCATTAGAAATACCACCTGAAGAATATAGTGCGGATTATATACGTAGATTAATAAATCAACTGCGTTTAAACTTCGTGCAAATAGATTCACCTGATAATATCAGAGAGGTATCACAAGCATTTGATTGGTATATTTCATAATGGCAAATAGATATACACAAGTAATAACAACACTAGCAACAACAAATGCTACTAGCGTTTACACAGTACCTAATAATAAAACAGCCATAGTAAAAACATTAAGTGCTTACAATGTAGATGGCAGTAGTGCAATGACACTTACTGTACAGGTAACAGACACGAGTGAAAGTGTAACAGCTACTTGGGATATAGAGTCCATAGCTGCAACAACTCGCAAAGGATTTTTAACTAACGGAGAGGTGTTAGTTTTAGATGAATTAGATATAATAAAGCTTACTGCCAGTACAGCAGATAAATTTCACATCGTAATAGGTGTGTTGGAAATAGATTAGGAGACCACTATGAGTAACTTTCCACTTAAAAATGCAGCAGATCAACTAGCCACACAGGGGAGATATGGCGATACTATGATGGTTCATATGAACCCCATAGAAGTCGATGCCTTGGCAAAACTATCACCGACTGGTCAGTTGACTATCAATCCACAAACAGGGCAACCAGAAGCGTTTCTGCCCCTTCTAGGATCATTGCTTGCACCAACACTATTAGGTGGCACAGCATTAGGTGCAACACTTGGAACAGTAGGAGCATCTGCATTAGGTACAGGACTAGGTACTATTGCCGAAGGTGGTAGTTTAAAAGAAGGTATAACAGCTGGAATAATGGGTGGACTAACAGGTGGTTTACTTAAAGGATTTATGCCAGCAACAGGTGCAGATTTAGCAGCAGAAGCTGGTAAAGAAGCAGTAACACAAGCAGTTCCAGATGTAAGTACATTATCAAAATTGCAAGCAGCCACATCACCTTCAACACAAGCATTACAAGCTGGTCAACTAGGTATGGAAGGTGGAGCAGCAGCACAAGGTTTTTTTGATAGACTTGGAGGTAACTTAGGAATTACTCAAGGAGCATCACAAGACATGTTAACTGGTGTTGATCCAACAGGACTTACACAATCACAAGCATTTATGAATACAGCTTTACCAGCAGCAGCATCAGGACTTGTTGGTGAAATGTATGTACCAATGGATATGGGTGGACCAGCAGAAGAACCTGATCCATTTGGCGACTATGAAGGACCATACACGCCTACAGAACAAAGAACTATGATTCCGGGAAGTGGAGGCGATCCATTTGGTTCAGCCTTTGGTGGTGAGCAAATGCTTATAGGAGGCAATCCTTTCCCATCTGGACCTGAGTTTCAAGAGGGAGGCAAAGTAGATTCACCTTCATTCTTTAGTTCTTTGCCTGCAATGTCAGGATTAGCATTAGCAGGTAACATGATGCAACAAGGTGGTATGCAAGGACTATTACCATTAGCTATGGACATGTATAAAAATAATGATGACAAACCAAATACAGAAGAAGAAATGAAACGTCAGATGATAGGTACAGTACCAGCTGATATGGTTGCAGGTATGGATGCAATGCAAGTACCTACAGATATGTTAGCTGCTGGTGGTATGCCTTTACAGAATCCAAGTAAAGCTGATCTTGATAATGATGGAACACTATCTTCATATGAAAGAACAAGAGGTAAAGCTATAGAAGGCAACATGAAAAACATGGGTGGTCTTATTAGAATGGCAACAGGTGGTATGCCTGCACAAGAAGAAATAGCACGTAGTTCAGAAGATTTAGAAAGAATGAAAATAGATCAAGCTATACAAGAACAATTAGCTAGAAGTATGTCTGAACCAATGATTGATCCAAGACTAGGAAGAATGGCTGACCCTATTAGTACACCTACACAAAGAACTTTAAATGATGTAATGACACCACAGCCTTATCAAGCACCATCATTAAACGATATACGTTCAATGCAAAGTCAAGCTTTAGATGCTAGGTTTGATCCTCAAGGATTTAACAGACAATATAATCCTGTTGTTATGGGAGTTGAAGCAGCAGCACCTGTTCTTACTAAGGGTGCTTTAGAACTTTACGAAGCTATAGACGAATACAGAAAGAGAGATAACTAATGGGAATGTCAGGCGGAAGCGGAAAAGGTGGCGCACCTAATATTCCTGATTTTGGATCAGATTATTTCCAACCTCAATATCCTATTGGTCCTGTAGGCGGAAGAACAGGAACAGGAGGCAAAGCAAACACAGGACAGTTTGGTGGATTCGGTAGTAAAAGAAGAATGCAAGCACCAAGACCTTCATTGCAACAACAATACGCAGGACTTAATCAAGGTGTACAAGGATTTCAACCTTTAGGTATTAGAGGATATACACCGCCACCACAGTTTCAGCCTTTTCCAATATATGGAGGCGGACGTGGAGGTAAATCTGGAGGAGGTTTTGGAGGAGGTTACGGAGGCGGTTACGGAGGCGGTTTTGAAGGCGGAGGCGGATTCAATCCATTTGGATATAATTCTTTCCAAGGAAATCCTTTCTTAAATCAACCACAATTACCAACCATTCCTTTTAATCCAA